TGGCGGCCAATCCGGAGGTTAAGTCTGATTCTGCCAGGGCTAGAGCTGCGAAATTATTAGCAACGGATAGCGTGAAGGCGAGAGTTGCCGAGATACGGGCGGAGCTGAATCGTCGGCATGAGCTGGCCGCCGATCTGGTGCTTAATCAGCACATGCGGGTGCTGTTGATGGATCAGGTGAGTCTGCTGGATGCGTTGCGCCGCGGTGATATCGAGAGCCTGCCGGACGAGGTGCGGGATCTTTTGGAGATTGAGCAGATATCAACCAAGGAAGGTACGCGGCTGCTGGTAAATCTTCCGTCCAAACATCCGTCACGGGTTGAGGTGGCGAAGATCCTGGGGATGACGAAGGATAAGCTGGAGCTGACCGGCGCCGATGGTGGCGCGATTGTGACCAGGGTTGAGCGGGTGATTGTGGCTCCTGATGAGCGTTCTTAGGATCGAAACTGCAAAGGTGTTTCGGCCGCTATTGAAGCCTTCGCGGTATAAAGGGGCATTCGGCGGCCGCGGTAGTGGTAAGTCCCACTTTTTTGCTGACAGGTTGATTGAGGATTGTCTGGCGGCCAAGGGTGATTACGGCGAGGGGATGCGGGCGGTGTGCGTCCGTGAGGTGCAGAAGGATCTGGCGCAATCATCGAAGTTGCTGCTGGAAAGCAAACTGAAGTGGCTGGGGCTGGGTGAGCCGCACGGATTTAAGATCTACCGGGATGTGATCAGGGCGCCTGACGACGGGATTATCATCTTCAAGGGGATGAACGAGTACAACGCGGATTCGGTTAAGTCGCTTGAGGGTTTCAGGCGGGCCTGGTGGGAGGAGGCGCACGGGGCCAGGCAACACAGCCTGAACATGCTGCGGCCGACGTTGCGGGCGGCCGGGTCCGAATTGTGGTTTTCGTGGAACCCGCGCTTTAAGTCTGATCCGGTTGATAAGATGTTTCGCGGCGAGGAGCTGCCGACCGATGCAGTGGTGGTAAAGGCGAACTGGCGGGATAATCCGTGGTTTACCCGTGAGCTGGAGCAGGAACGGCTGGACGATTTACGGATGCAGCCGGATCAGTACGACAATATCTGGGAAGGTGGGTATGTCTCGGTGGTTTCCGGGGCATATTATGCCAGGGCGCTGGCTGAAGCACGGGCGCAGCGCAGGATCGGGCACGTAGGTGCTGACCCGCTGATGACGTACCATGCGTTCTGTGACCTGGGCGGTACCGGTGCCAGGGCCGATGCCTTTACGATCTGGATTGTGCAGTTTGTGGGCCGTGAAATACGGGTGCTGGATTATTACGAGGTGGTTGGCCAGCCGTTGGCGGCTCATGTGGGTTGGTTGCGGGAGCAGGGTTATACCCCTGGCCGGACGCAGATATGGCTGCCGCACGACGGAGAGACGCACGACAAGGTGTATGACGTTTCGTTTGTCAGCGCTTTCAGGGCTGCTGGATACCGAGATGTGGAGACGGTGCCAAACCAGGGCAAGGGGGCTGCCAAGCAGCGTATTGAGGCAACGCGGAGAATTATGCCGCTATGCTGGTTTAACGAGGCAACCTGCGACGGAGGATTGTCGGCCCTGGGCTGGTATCACGAGAAGATGGACGATCGGCGGAGTTTGGGGTTGGGGCCGGAGCATGATTGGTCGAGCCATGGCGCTGATAGTTTTGGGATGATGGCGATTGTGTACGAGCAGCAGTTTAAGCGGGAGCAGGCGACGACAACAGGTGGTAGCCAGAAGAAAATAAACCGGGGGAACTGGAGGACGGCGTGAGTGTAGCAAGCTCCATGATGGGGTTTAGAGAGGTGACGTCGCTATTAGGTGTTGGTAAAAATGGGCTTCCGGGGCTAGTGATCAAGCGTGATGGAATTTGGATTGATTTGTTTGAGGGAGATCGGCGCAAGCTAACGCCTCATGAGTTGGCTATTTTGTACGACGGAGTGGATAGAACTGAAGTTAAATATTGGGAGGTACCAGTGTTGCCATTTCCTTGCAGTTTAGAGTGTTTATCTTCGTTCTTGAAAAAAAGGGGGTTTGATTGTGATGAGGTGGTATTGTCATGAACGGCCCTATCCTGCGTATGTGGTCTACCGGTGAGCTGAGGCGGGAGTTTCGGCATGTGAACGGTGAGGAGGCGATGGTGATCCGTCGGCCGCTGGAGCCTGGTGCGGTGCCGGTGGTGATCATGTTGCGCAACATGCATGTGTATTACCCGCTGGACGAAGCAGAGTTCCAAGCCAATGCTCCGGTGTATGTGGCGCTGGCCCTGGGGCACCTGCGGTTGCCGGAGGGGTTTTCTGGTGCGGATCTGGAGCGGACAATCAGGCGGTTTGTCGAGTATGTTCAGGATGGTTTTGACGAGCTGAAGAAGTTGCGGCCAGAAGATAGGCAGCAGCGGGTGGTTGGCGAGGTGAGCGGGTTTGTGGATGGTCAACGGTTTGCCCAGGAGATTATTCAATGAGTGACGACAAGAGGCCGCAGAATCCGGTTGCAGTCGATATCCGTAATGATCCGTTGCCGCCCTACGAAAAAAAAGAGTTGACACATTATTTGCGCGATCTTAAACTTGCGCCACAAATGGGAAAGCTGGTGCTGCATTTTAACAACGGGATGATTACCCGTGTAGAGCCACAGCCCATACTGTAGCTGACAAAATAGAATACGGATCCCGGAACGCGGCTTGTCCGCCTCTTCGCTGGCCCGAATGACTTGAGATTGATTCTCTTGTTGTTCGGGCCTTTTTGTTTTTCCGGTGGTGACCAATGGCACAGAGCAACATTGAAATACGATCCAAGCGAGCCAAGCGGCAGAAGGATGTGGCCCCCTCCCCTGCCCCGGCGAAGCGGTCAAAGGATCTGCTGGATAACCCGGAGGCACAGCGCCGGTTTACTAAGGTGCTTGAGTGGCGGCGCCAGGCGCAGCAGGCCCAGACCCAGAACCGTTACGAGATGGCGGTGGATGAAGATTTCTTTGATGGTGATCAGTGGACTGAGGACGACAAGGCCGAGCTGGAGGCCCGCGGCCAGGCAGCGTTGGTGTTTAACCTGATTGCCACGACGGTGCGCTGGGTGACCGGTACGGAGAAGCGGACGCGGGTTGATTACCGGGTGATGGCTCGCCATGACGACGGCACCAAGGACGCGGAGAATAAGACTAAGCTGCTGAAGTACCTGACTGACGTGAACCGCACCGGGTTTGCCCGCAGTAAGGCGTTTGAGCAAACAGTAAAGGCCGGGGTTGGCTGGTTGGAGCAGGGTATTCGCAGTGATGAGTCCGAGGAGCCGCTGTTTGTGCGCTGGGAGTCCTGGCGCAATGTCTGGTACGACCCGCTTTCGGTTGAGCCGGATATGTCTGATGCACGGTTTTTGTTCCGGGAGAAGTGGGTTGATCTGGATGTGGCTCAGGCGATGTTCCCCCAGCATGCCGAGGCGCTGAAGCATGAGGCGGAGAATATCAGCGATCCGAACCAGCTGCGTACCGAGACGAGCCATAACAAGTACCTGTATGGCGATGAGGAGCTGGTGACGACTTACAGCCAGGTGGGTGATCTGGTGGATATGGGTAGTCGTGACCGGGTGAAGCTGGTGGAGTGCTGGTATGGTGTGCCGGGCGGCGTGAAGGTGTTGCGCGGTGTTGATGAGGAGATGGAGCGGCATTCGTTCAGCGGCAAGATTTTCAATTCAGCTGATCCGGTGCATGCCTGGGCAGTGCAGCACGGATATGCCTCTACCTATGATGCGATTCGGATGCAGATGCGGCTGATGATGTACTGCGGGTCTACTTTGCTGCAGGACGCACCAAGCCCGTACTGGCATAACCGTTTCCCTCTGACGCCGATCTGGGGCTATCGCCGCAGCCGTGATAATGCGCCCTACGGAATTGTGCGGGGCCTGCGTGATCCCCAGGAGGATCTGAACAAGCGCCGGAGCAAGGCGCTGCTGCTGCTGTCTACCAATCAGATTATTGCCGATGATGACGCAGTGAATGATTGGGATGATACGCTGCAGGAGGTGGCGCGGCCTGATGGTGTGGTGCGGAAGAAGCGAGGCTCTGATTTCCAGATACGAAACCAGGCGACATTGGCACCGATGCACGTCCAGTTGATGGATCAGGATGCCCGTTACATTCAGGAGTCGGCCGGGGTGACGGATGAGAACCTGGGCCGGCAGAGTAACGCAATCAGCGGCAAGGCGATCGAGGCCCGGCAGAACCAGGGCTACACGTCCACCAGCGACCTGTTTGATAACCTGCGGCTGGCGGTGCAGTTGTCGGGTGAGATCCAGCTGAGTCTGATCGAGCAGTATTACGATCAGGAGAAGGTGTTTCGTTTGACCGGTGAGCGGGGTAATGCCGAGTACACCAAGATCAATACCGGCCCGGATGATCAGATTACCGCCCGCCAGGCTGACTTTATGGTGGATGAGCAGGATTACCGCGGCACGATCCGCCAGGCCATGTTTGACACCATGCTGGAGATGACCAGTAAGCTGCCGCCAGAGGTGGGGCTGAAGCTGCTGACGATTGCCTTTGAGATGAGCGACGTGCCGATGCGTGAAGAGTTTGTGCGGGTGCTGCGTGAGGCAACCGGCATGACTGATCCGAATGAGGAGCTGACACCGGAAGAAGAGGCTGCACGGCAGCAGCAGCAAGAGCAGCAGATGGCGCTGCAGGAGCGGCAGATTAAGGCCCAGCTGGCCCTGCTTGAAGGCAAGGCCAAGGAAGCTATGGCCAAGGGTGACAAGGCACAGATGGAGAAGCTGATGAAGAAGCTGGAGGCGCTGAAGGCAAGTATGGAGATTGCCGGAGGCGTGGCTGCCAATCCTCAGCTGGCTCAGGCTGCTGATCAGATTATGCGGGATGTTGAGGGTGTGAATAATGTGGCCCCGCCGTTGCCGGCCGGGGTGCAATAAGGGAGGCGAAAATGCCTAAGACCAAGAATCAGGCGGTAATGGCGTGTGACGAGGAGTGGGAGATTGAGCGCGACTTGGATGCAATTGTTCGGGCCAAGGCGGTGCAGAAAGACCCGGAGCGGATGAAAAAGGTGCGGGCACTGGCCAAGAAGCGCATTGATGAGAACAAGCGGCGACGCGATGCGGCGCAGGCGATGGTGGACATGGGTGAAGGTAAAAACCCGTAATTGATGCCAGGAGGCAAAACGCATGCTGCAAACAGGGGTAATAACTGTTGCAAGGTCTTTGGCCAGGTGTGGCGCACTCTATAGCGATTACCTTACTTGCCCGGTCTGCGGTACTGCTATGAGGCGTACAAAATTGAGCGTAATGGGACACCTGAACAGGCATGCAGATAGGGGGGATTTCCCTAGACACTGTGCCGGGTATCTTGGCCTGCTGGCCGAAAACAAAAAAGGCGTCAATCGAATCATAGATGGACTGCCACAGGAGAAAAAAGATTTTATCAAGACTACATACGCTGCAATGAGTGCAGTTAATCACGCGGACACACCACAAAACAATGACGCTTTCCCGCTACACAAAACAGTAGCAAGGTGATTAGCGTAGAGACAATGCCAGGAGGCAAGGACAATGGGAATTACAGCAGAAGAAGCACAAGCAGCGGGCCTGTCGCAGGCAGAGATTGACGCAATCAACGGTGTTGATGCGGATCAGGATGATGCAGCCCTGGCAGAGATTGCCGGTGATGACAACGACGAGGAGGGTGACGATGCCAGTGACGAGTCCGGTTCTGACGAAGAAGATGGAGACGAAGGCGATGACGACGCAGGTGATAACGCCGATGACGGAGACGCCGCTGGATCAGGAGCCGATGACGGCGCCGGAGACGACGGAGACGACGGAGACGACGGAGACGACGGAGCCGGAGGCGACGCAGGAACAGACCTCTTTACCGGAATAGAGGAGTTTGATGTTCCTTTTGTTCCGCAGCTTACCGGCGAGTTGCTGCCGCAGTTTGCCCAGGCAACCGAAAAGGCGTATGACGACGCTGCCGCTGCCCTGGATGCGATTGAGGGCAAGTTTCAGGAGGGCGAGCTGGACGCCGATGAGCGCCGGGCAGAGATCCGCAAGATTGAGCGAGAGCGCGACGCGGAGATTCGCAAGATCAACGCGGCCAATACCAATGCCGAGATTCAGGGCCAGAAGTGGGATGCCGAGCAGAAGGCGTTTTTCAAGGCCAACCAAGGGTATGCCCAGCCGCTGTTGTTTAATGCCCTGAATGCTGAGGTGATGCGGATTGCCAGTCTGCCGGAGGCGGCCGGCAAGAGCGGGATGCAGATTCTGCAGGCAGCCAAGAGATGCATTGACCAGCAGCTGGCCGCGGTGACTGGCGGCAAGTTGCCTGATGCAGATAAGCAAAAACAGAAGCAGGCTGATGGCAAGCCGAAGGCAAAGCGCCCGGACGTACAGACGTTGGGCGGGGTGCCGGCGGCGGCGGCAGCCGATACCGGCAATGATAAGTGGGCGCACATCGACAAGCTGACCGGGCTTGCCTATGAGCAGGCGCTGTCGAAGATGAGCGAGGCCGAGCAGGCCGCGTATCTGGCAAGCAGGTAATAACCATGGCCGGGCTTTTGGTTGATATGGCAGTGGGTGAAACAATCTCGATCGGCAGTGCGGTCGTGAGTTTCCTGGGACACCGGGGGCGCCGTGTGCGCCTCCGGGTGGAGGCTCCCCAAGATCTGAAGGTGGAGATAAAAAAACCACAGACAGAATCATCGTAATAGTTCTCTAACCGACTGCAGGAGGCGGTCGTACAGGGGCAAGACCCCAGCTATCAGGCGCATGAGGTGCCACCCATTCAATCCTGAAAGGAGTGCATCTCATGGCACGTACAGTGATTGGCGTAAACGACGCCAAAGCAGTCAAGAAGTATAGCGGCCTTTTGGCCGTGGATGTTCCCAATAAGTCTTTTTTCGGTTCCCGGATGATGGGCGAAGGCGAAAACGCCGAAATGCCCATCCAGCGCCTGACCGAGCTTGAGAGTGAGGCTGGAGATCAGATTACGTTTGATCTTTCCATGCAGCTGACCGACGAGCCGGTGGAGGGTGACAACATTCTGGAGGGTACCGAAGAGGATCTTACCTTTTACACCGATTCCCTCTACATCGACCAGCAGCGCAAAGGGGTGAACGCCGGCGGCAAGATGACCCGCAAGCGTACCATCCACAAACTGCGCGATGTGGCCCGTAAGCGCCAGGCCGAGTATTGGGCACGGCTGTTCGACGAGGTGATTTTCATCTACCTGTCCGGCGCCCGCGGCGTGAACAGCGGTTTCGTGTTCCCCACCACCTGGACTGGCCGGGCCAACAACAGCCTGTCGGCTCCTGATTCCCAGCACCTGCTGATGCCGAAGCTATCCGGCGGCACCGTAGCCACCAAGGCTACCCTGACCTCGGCCGAAACTATGAGCCTGGCCCTGATCGATCGGTTTGTAGCCATGGCCGGCACCATGGGCGGCGACGGTTCGGGTGTGCCGGCTATCCAGCCGATGAACCAGCAGGGTGAGCTGCGCTATGTCTGCGTGATGCACGACTGGCAGG